CGGCGGGCCTCATCGATACCGACGCCGCGCGACACGAGGTCCTCGGCCATCGTCCGCTCCAGTCCGAGACGGGCGGCGAGGTCGTAGATCGTGCCGACACGCGCGCGCTCGGCCTCCTGCGTGCGCGCGACCAGGGCTTCGGTATCGGCGGCCTGTTCGCGTTGGCGGGTCTCGATCGCCGGGGCCGCAGGCTCGGCAGTGCGTTCTGCCGATCGCGTGCGCTTGCCTCCGCCAGTCTCCTTTGCGGGAGGCACGGGCGGCGCCTCATCCTCGACCTCGGTTGCCGGCGTGACCGGCGCGTTGTCGTTCTTATCCATGGGTAGGTTCCTTACGTTCGGGGCGTCGTCCCGGATGACGACGCAGGGCATGACGGGATCAACCGCGCGGAAGCCGGCCGCCGGATCGGCCCCGACCGGGACCGCGGAGATTTCAAAGGGAGTCCAGTCCACAGCGCGCCACAGCTCCGGACTGTTGGCGGGCTTCGAGATTTCGTAGCGCTGGACCTGGTAGCCGATCGACACCGCGCGGATGTGCCCGTCCCGGATGTCGGTCCAGATCGGCGCCACATCCTCGCGGTCGCTGAAACGGACCCGGGCGACGCCCCGACCGTTCTCGATCCGCGCCGTGCCCGGCACGACTGAGCCGATCACGGATTCCAGCGCGAAGCGGTCGTGGACCTTGAGGAGCGGGGCGCCACCGTTCAGCCGTTCGAGGCGAACATGGGCGGGGTCCATGCTCAGCTCTTCGTCGAACGGTTCGCCGAAGAAGGGCTGGCGCCGAACCCGCGCGCCCGTTGACCAGACGACGTCGATCGAGCGGTCGCTCTCGTCGAGGGTCGCGGGAAGCAAGTCCGCCGCGCGGTGAAGCGCCGGCAGATCAATCATGTCGGGCATTGCAATCTCACTGTTGCGCATTGGTGGTCTCGGCCGCCTGCATCACGCCGGTCTTGGTGACCTTGCGCGGATCGCTGTCGAGGATCAGCCCGAAGGCATCGAGCTTGGCGTTCATGGCGGCGATCTCGGCCAGGACGGCGTCGGGGTTGTGGCCTTGGCGTGCAATAGCCTGCGCCAGCGTCATCGTGCCGGACCGCATGGCGAGAAGATCGGCCATGGCGTCTTTCAGCGGATCGACCGCCTCGAAGCGCGGCGGTGACCACTGGACAGGAACGGTCGGCGAGCGAAGCCGCCCGGCTGCCCACGCCTGCGCCGTGAACCAGTCCCACACCGGCTGGCAGAACACGGGTACGAAGATCTGCCACTGCACCGCATCGATCAGCCGGCGGAACTCGACGAGCCCGGCCCGGATCGAGGAATAGTTGACCTGACTGAGATCTCCCGTCAGCAGCTCATAGGGCAGACGGAAACCGGCCGCGACGATGTGCAACTGCGCCCGGAGCCACTCGGCAACGCCGGCGGTTGTCGCCGGCTGGTTGAACTTGATGTCCTTGCCGCCGCGGGCATAGGCAATGAGCCCGGGCTCGAATTGTTCGACGCGGTTGCCGTCGGCATCGACCACCGAGGGCGCGACGCCCTGCTCGGCCTCGTCGGCGCCGAGCACGATGCCGACGACGCAGGCTTCGGTCTTCTTGCGGACCAGTTCGGCTTGGGTCCAGTCGTCGAGATCGCGGAGCGCCCGCATAACCGGCGTGCCCCATGGGACGCCACGGACCTGCGCCCGCTGCTTCTCGTAAAGATGCAAGATGTCGGTCGCGGGCACCGCCAGGCTGTCGAACCGCAGCCGCGACGAGACGACAGCGTTTCCCGGGTGCTGCGCATGCAGCCAATACGCCCGGCGCCGGCCGATCGGATCGAACTCGATTCCCTGCACGATCCGGCCGCCGTCGGCGAGATCGCCATTCCTCGCGGCATCGAGCATGTCCGCCTCGAGGAGCTGGACCTGCAGAGGCACGTCGAGCCCGTCGCCCGGACGGCGTGGCCGGCGGCGGAGCAGCACCTCACCCGCCTCAATCATCTGCCGGCAGGCAAGGGTCTGCAGCCCGAAGAAGTCCAGCTGCCCGTCCGCATCGCAGCGGGTGGACCAGTTCTCCCAAAGCTTGTTCACCTCCGCGTCGAGGCGGTCGTCACCGGTCGCGGCGCGCGGGATGATTCCGGCGCCGACGATATTGTTGACGAGGGCCGACACCGCCTTGGCGGCATGCGGATTATTGCGAACGAGATCGCGCATGCGATCCCGGAGAAGTCCGCCGGCAACGGCGATCTCGGCATCTGCAGACGTGCCCGCGGCGCGCCAGCCATCCGTGCGGCGGCCTTTGGCGGCGCCGTCGTATCCGCGCGTAAGAGACGCGAAGCTCTGCCGCGCGAGAACACGGCGCAGCCCGGCTCGCGGTGCGACCGTACCGATCGCCCGATCAAGCCAGTTCACGTCCGCCATCGCCCGTCGCCCCGCGAGAAGCCGGCGAACCCGGCGAGCGGAAGCGCCGATGGCGTATCCGCCGCCATCTCGCGTTCGATCGTCCGGATGCGCTTCAAAAGGTCATCGGCAGAACCGTATTCGACGCTCTTGCCCTCATAGCTGACACGGAGCGTGCCGGAGGCATAGGCGCGCTTCAGCGCGTCGAGTTCGACATTGCTCCAGGTCACTTCAGCCATCCCTTGTCGACGGTCAGCCAAGCGGAGCGGCGCTTGCCGCCTTGCATTGGGGCTCGCGCGAGGACACCCGCCGGTACCGCTGTGTCGCTCCGCTGCGTTTGCGTTGCATCGTCAGGCTGCGGCCCGACCTGATCTTCGAGGTCGCGCCATTTCTCGTCGGCCCAGCGATCGGCGCCGACGATCCAGGCTGCGGCTCGGGCATAGACCCGGCAGTCGAGGACTTCGTTCCGCTCGCGAAGCTTCTGCCATTCGAGGCGCTGGAAGCCGCGCCGCGTTTTGACGGTCACCAGTTGCTCGGCGACGAGCTGCTTGATCCACTCCGCCTCGGAGCCACGCGGCAGATGGATGTAACCGGCCGGATTGCGGGCACCCCCGGCGATCTCATCGTCGGTCGGCCGCAAGAGCCGCAGAAACCTGTAAGTCTCGGTCTTGAAGGTGGCGACCGCGACCGTCCAGAGCCGCGCTCCGCGGCGGACCTTTCGGCCGCTCTCGGTCGCGTCGACATAGCTTGGCCCAGTGAGCGGCGCCGCGCGATTGAAGCCTTCGACACCCTTGACCGGCGCCACCTGCGCGAAACCGGCGGCACGTGCCCACGCGTAGACCGCGGGCGCCTCATAGCCGGTGTCGATACCGAGCTTGGCGAGACCGAGCCGCGCGCCGTGGGCATGCGGCCATGTCTGATCGAGGAGCTGCGAAAGTTCACGCCACTTCCCCTCGTGCTCGGGACCGCCGTCGATGACGATGTGATCGACAAGCCAGCTTTCGAGGCCGCGTCCCCAGGCCCAGATCGAGACCTCGATCCGGTCCTTCTGAACGTCGGCGCCGGCGGTCAGGAACAGCCCGCCGCCCGGCACGGTGCCGACCGACCAATCCTCGCGCCGCTCATACAGGCGCTGCCAGTCGGGCGCTTCGCCGGTCTCGATCCATGTCTCGCCGAGGACGCCGTTCTTGAAGCTGCGCTTGGCTTCGTCGGTCGTCGCGGCCTCCCACATGCGGGCGATGTCGATCCACGAGAACCAGCCGACCGGCGAATAGAGCGCCGAGAGGTGGAAGCCGATGGTCCCGCTATCTCCTGCCAGGGCTGTCGCCCGCCACTCGCCTGCTTGGAGCAGGGCCGTCTTGTGGTGCTCCTCGATCGCGCCGTCGCAGCCCTCGCAGAGGTACTGCGCGGTCTCGGGCTTGCCTTTTTCCCAGCGGAGCCGCTCGAAGCGGAGCCACTGGCGATGATCGCAGTGCGGACAGGCGACGAAGAAGCGGCGCTGGTCCGATGACTCGTATTCGCGCTCGATGCGCGAGATCCCGTGGATCGTCGGGGTCGACGCCAGAAAGACCTTGCTCCGCCACGAGAAGGTGCGTGTGCGCGCCTCGGCAAGCGCGACCGGATCGCCTTCCTCGTCGGCCGACGGCGGATAGGCATCGACCTCGTCCAGAAAGAGATACCGCGCCGGCATCGAGCGGAGGCCAACGGCGCTGTTGGCGCCGGTGATGACGAGGAGCCCCGCCGGGAACTCCTTCGACAGCATGGTGTTGCCGGCATCGCGCGAGCGCGCCGGCTTGACCCGATCGCGAAGCGCCGGACTCTCGGCGATCAGCGGATCGATGCGTTGGCGCGAGAAACGCTTGGCGAGTTCGACGGTCGGCTGCACCGACAGCATCGGACCGGGCGCATGATGGATGATGTAGCCGATCCAGTTGTTGCCGGCCTCCGTCGCGCCAACCTGCGCCGCCTTCATGAACACGACCCGGCGCGCCGGATGGGCGGGCGACAGCGCATCCATGATCGCGCGCATGTAGGGCGTGCGATCGGTCCGGTAGCGGCCCGGCTCGGCCGAAGCCCGCGGGCTCAGGATTCGGTGGCGATCGGCCCATTCGGATACCGTGAGCGTCGGATCGGGCGTCAGTCCGTCGCGCCATGATCCCCGTAGCTCCTCGGCGCCTTCGAAGGCGAAGAGATCATCGGAACTCGGGTCGGACCTCGGCAAGCTCGGCGAGGTGAGCGCGGACATGCGTCTCCAGGAGTTTCTGCATCGGATGCGCCTCCACGCCGAGTTCCGCGGCCATCAACGCCGCGACCCGCGCCGGCCAATTGACCCAGCCGTCGCGCTCCTCGCGAGCCAGTCGAAAGACCAGCGCCGTCGCCCGCGCCCGGTCGACCAGCTCACCCTTCATGCGCTGCAGGCGAAGCCGCGCCAGATGCGCCTTCGCGATCTCATGGGCCGTGCGTGCCTGGACGAAGGTGACGTTGCCGCCCGAGGGCAGGCCCTGTTCCTTCAGGGTCTCCCGGACGGAGCCCATTGCGGCTTCCGCGACAGGCTTCAGTTTCCCGGCGGGCTTCGCCTTGGCTTTCTTCGCGCGGCCGGGATCGGTCGAACGCTCCCACGCGGCGTCGGCCTTGGCCGGGTCGACGGTGCCGTCTGGCTCAAGCGTGATGCGCCCCGCCTTGGCGGCGCGAAGCACCGCGACATGGCTGACGCCCCGCTTCCGGGCATAGGCGCGGATCGATAATCCCATGATCGTCAGGGCTCAAAGAAAGCAATCAAATGAGACGCTTATCCGCTTGGCTCCGGGCCCGCGCAGCGCATCTATGGGACACCGAAACCGATGGTGATCCCGATGCAGAACCGCCCCGACAACAGCAAAGCCCTCGACGCCTTCATCGCCCGTAAGATCGAGATCGACGCGATGCTCGAACGGCTCGCCGCCCTCAGCGATGAGCACTTCAACGTTCATCCCGACGAGGTCAATTGGGGCCACGTCGGAACGCTTCAGTCCCACGCCGATCTGCTGCGCAGGATTTCCGACGCAGCCTTCAAGGAGGGCGAGCACGCCTAATAGCAACAAGGAGTCTCCCCGTTCGCCCTGACCTCGCAGTCGGGGCTCGGGGTCGTAGAAGGCGCGCGATGGTCGCGGCCTTCGGACCCGAAGGAGACTCCCATGACCAAGCTTTCCGATTCCCAACTCGTGATCCTTGGCAAGGCTTGCGAGCGACCCGATGGCGCCGTCTATCCCGTCACCACCAAGCTGAATGGCGGGGCGCTGGCCAAGGTACTCACGAGCCTTCTCGGCAAAGGCCTCATCAAGGAGGTCCGCGCCAAGCGCGACGAAACGGTCTGGCGGCAGGACGACGAGGAGCGGAACCTGACACTCACCGCGACGCCTGCCGCCTACAAAGCCCTCGGCATCGAGCAGGATGACAGCACGGAACTGGTCAAGCCGGCGGCCGACAAGGCGAAGCATGGCCGGGCCGCGAAGGGTGCCGAGGCGAAGAAGGACAAGCCTGCCCGCACCCGCGCCGACAGCAAGCAAGCGCAACTGATCGCAATGCTGAAGACGCCAAAAGGCGCCAGCATCGAGGAGATCGTCACCGCCTTCGGCTGGCAAGCGCACACGGTGCGGGGTGCCATCGCCGGGGCCCTCAAGAAGAAGCTCGGGCTCGACGTGACCTCCGAGAAGGTCGAGGGCCGCGGCCGGGTCTACCGGCTGCCGACCGCGTAAGGAGGGCCAAAATGGTCAAGGCAACCATTCACGACCGCGTCGTCGCTGCATTGGAAAGCCGTGGCGAGACCATCGTCTCCGACGCGCGCTCGACTCGCTATACCGTCCTCAGCCGCACCCGACAGGGCACCAGCGAGTCGGTCGGCTTCTACTTCGTCGGCAAAGCCGGCGCGCTTCGGGCTGGCCGAACCGTGGTCGACAGTCGGCCCGTCAATGCTGAGTTCCGCGCCAAGCTGCTCGGAATGACCACGGACTAGAAGCCGCTGTCGGAATGCATGCCGCCGCCCGGACAAAGGGCGGCGGTATCACGTTGCCTGACCTCGGATCCGGACCTCCTCGAACAGCCGCCGCAAAGCGTAGGAGCGCGCGATCGACACCAAGGTGAAGATCGCTCCAATCGCCATGTTTTCAACGACGGACGCTTCAAGGCCAAACAGCGGGAACACGGCAATCTGGGTCAGGACGGCAACGCCAAATCCGACCAGTACATTGGCGATCGCTTCCAGCAGGGACATTCTCCGCGACTGCTTCATGCCGCCGCCCGATGAATTTTGACGTCGGCAAAGCACCGATCATCGCCGTCGAGAATGGCCGCTGATCCCGCAAAAGCCTGCCAGCGCTCGACGATCACGTCGCAGTAGCGCGGATCGATCTCGATCGCGAGGCACCGGCGGCCAACGGTCTCGGCCGCGATGATCGTGGTGCCGCTGCCGGCGAAGGGCTCGTAGACGGCTTCACCTTTGGCGCTGTTGTTGACGATAGGCCGGCGCATACACTCGACCGGCTTCTGCGTGCCGTGGACCGTTGCTTCGTCCTCGTCGCCGGTGGCGCCAATCGTCCATAGCGTCGACTGGTCGCGTGCGCCTTGCCAATGCCCGGTTGCGTTCTTGCGGACAGCGTAGAAGCAGGGCTCGTGCTGCCAATGGTAGTCGCCGCGACCGAGCACGAAGCGCGGCTTCGCCCAAATGATCTGCGAGCGGACCGGAAACCCTGCCGCTTCCAGACTCTCGGCGACCGTGCGGGCATGGACGCCTGCGTGCCAGACATAGGCGACGTCGCCGGGGAACAGGGCCCAAGCTTCCCGCCAATCGGCACGGTCATCATTGCTGACCTTGCCGGTCCGCGCGGTCGCGGACACCCCGGCCTCGTTCCGCCACGACGGATCGTACTCGACGCCGTAGGGCGGGTCGGTGACCATCAAGTGCGGGACGGCTCCACCGAGCAGTCGTTGGACATCGTTCGCCACCGTCGCGTCGCCACAGAGCAGACGATGGTTGCCGAGCAACCAGAGATCGCCCGGTCGCGTGACTGGGTCGACCGGCGGCTCGGGCACATCGTCTTCATCGCCGGACGCTCCAGACCCTCCGTCGAGTCCGTCGAGCAGCCGATCGAGTTCGCTTTCCGGGAAGCCGAGCAGCTCGAGGTCGACGCCGTCTTCCTTGAGGCGGGCCAGCTCGGCCGACAGCGTCGCGTCGTCCCAGCCGGCATTGACCGCGATCTGGTTGTCGGCGATGCGGAAGGCGCGGGCTTGCGCGTCAGTCAGGTGATCCAGCCGGATGACCGGAACGTCGG